GTAGCCCTTCTTAATAAGGTCAAAGAATTAGTTAAATAAGGAGGGCTAACTTGCCTAGTGAAATACACAAGGTAGATAAATCTCTATACACTATACAAGATTTCCGAGAGTGGAATCCTCCTCCAATCAGGCATATAATATGGGAGGGAGTTCTTGACATCGGACAGAAGCTCCAGATATTCGGGAATGAAGGAAGCTGGAAGTCTATCCTAGCCCTTCACTTAGCCTACTGCTTATCGTCTGGACACAAGTGGCTAGGCTTTAGAACTTCACCAGCTAATGTAATCTATATAGTTGGTGAGGGTGGAAAGTTATCTATCCGCAACAGAGCTATAAAGTACTGCAACGGCACTAGAACTATATACTTAGCAAAACCAGGTGATGTTCCTCAAGAGTTAGAGCGAGCAGAAGCACTAGCCAGTCCAGACAACGTAGCTATGCAGTATATAGATACTCTTCACCTTGACGGTAGGACAGGTGGAATCAACATTCTCCGTGATAAGGTAGATAAACTAATAGCCTGTTCTCCAGCACTTCCTGTAGTTGTCATAGTAGACCCTCTATACAAAGTTGTTATGCGAGACCTTACAGTAGCAAGAGAAGTAAGCTTCCTGCTTGAGAATCTCGACTGTATGTTAGCTGACTATAACAGTATAAGAAATGGTTATCAACTCCAGCTGGCAGTTGTTATAGTCCACCATCCTCGTAAGGCTTCTATTGACAAAGAAGGCAACAAGATATTCCAAGGCTCGGACGATTCCTTTGGAGCTAAGGAACTATCCTGGTGGTTTGATACAGTTATGAATGCTAACTTAAATGAAGAGGATGCTACAAAGACTATTGTAGATGTCCGCTTTACTAAACACGGCAGAGATGCTGAGGGTTACCTTCCAGAACTTATCAAGGTAAGATGGGATAAGTCAACCTTACATCCTCGTATACTCAAGAGGCTTATACCAAAACTTCCCGATGATGAGTTGGAGCTTAGAGGAGACACACTATTACAGAGTCTTGAATAGACAGTACAGAAACATATATAATATAAAGACACTACATAATGTATTAACGATTATTTATTATACATAGGTGGGAAGTCAGGAATGGTTATAAGTATTCATATCCGTAGCCCGCCTGGGGGGTTGACAACTGGATTGACTGTGTGGTACAATATATATAGTGCTGAGGATAACCTAAATTAGAAACGATATAGGAGGTCAATATAGATGAAGCAGGTATTATAACATTAGCACTTCTGGTAGCTCTAATACTACCAATAACTCTAACAAAAGTCTTAAATGATGGAGGAAGGAAATCAAATGGCAGAAGAAAAATTCCCAAGCGTAAGAAGCCTAGTTGACTCAGATATGGGACCTTTGAGAAGGTTCACTGGAGTCCTAGACTCTATACCGAGAGAAGGTCAGGTATGGGAAGAGGGAACTCCAGATGAAAGGAAATCCACCAGAGCCAGCCTTAACTTCAAAGACATTGAAGTCATTGAGGCGATAGAACCCTACAACTTCCCTATCTACATTATCCAGCTTACCGAGTCCAACAGGAAGAAGTCCAGGTATGGAGTATTCGGCGTGTCCTTAGCTGATGTACTTGACCTACAGTACAACGAAGACCAGAAGGACCCAAGTAGCCCTAACTATGTTCATCCTTCCAAGCGGATGGACTTGAAGGACTGTATCGGTAAGAGGATAGGAGTAGTTCTGGCAGACGGAGAAGATGGCAGACCTTCAATGCACGACCTGTATGATGGTAGAGCCAAGGATGAGGAGCATCCCAAAGGACAAGATGTTCCGACAGCAGCCTGGGAAGTCTATATGGTAGAAGGTGTCGGAGTTAAGGGCGGAGGAGGAGCAAGTCCATTAGACAAAGCTATGGAACTGCTTGACGGCAAGACCATAGCTGAGTTCAACCAGGCGGCTCTTGCCAACGACCTGATTCGGAGTGATGTGAGTCTTCTCCAGTCTATTGGGATGCCTGCAAGTGCTCCCAACTCCTTTGCCAATACTATGATAGCTACTGGTAGATTCACCAAAGATGACCAGGAAGCTTTCCACAAAGTCGGAAGTGAGGTTAAAGCCTGAGTGAGGCACCAGCGCAATAGGTAGGCTGTCAGTAGGGGACGGCAACAGCTAGTTGCTGACTGGCAGTCTACCTGGCTGAAAGGAAAGTAAATATGAAAAGAGTAGAGAATCCAGAACTCAAGCGCAAGATTCTTAATCATCTTGCAGACCTGTACAAGATTAAAGAAATCCGAGAACCGAACCATCTGTCCAGTTATGTCTACTGCCGAACCAAAGGATTCTTTGACCAGAAGCAGGCTATTGAGCCTACAGATGAGGAAGTGATGCTGTTCGCTTTAGGCTACGGACTGCAAGATGTACTGACTCCTAAGGATGCCATAGCAGATACATATGAGTATGAAGGAATCATCTACCGACCTGATATGACTATGACCAAGGGAGAATTGCAAAGCCTTCAGGAGCTTAAGACTACTCGGAAGTCAGCCAGACAGCACTACATAGATGAGTATATCCCAGTTACTTGGTTAGCATATATGAAGGGAGGATGCAGGATAAGAAACACAGATAAATATGACCTGATTGTCCTTTATATGATGGGCAACTATGCTCCACCATTTCCTCAAGTCTATGCAGATACCTTCTACTTCTCTGAAACTGAAATAGCTGAAAACTGGAAGATGATACTCAGTAATAAGAAGGTGCTGGATGATTCACTAGCCGAAGGTAAACCACCAACTCCATTTGCTAACTGCTACGACTGGGAGTGTAATTACTGTAGATACAAGATGGTATGTGAAGTGCTGGTAAGAACTCAAGGACTCCCAAATAAGCAGTTAGAGGAGGATAAAAAGTCTTGGGATTAGAATTTGAGTACATTGGAGTTATAGCTGTCGTAGGGGATGAGGGCAGTGGCAAGACAACAATGGCACTTTCTTTCCCAAAGCCACTGTTTCACTTTGATATAGATGTCGGAGGATTTGACCGAGCCGCCTGGAGACTCAAGAAGATAAATCCAGAACTCAAGATTAAAAGATGTAAGGCTGAGGAAGACATTACTCAGATAGATTTCTCTCAGTTTGACATCATAACTAAGCCATATCCTAGACCTCTACAAGTGAATAAACTTCTCGGTCAGCTTACAGGACAGGCACCTTCAATCCGCCAGTTGAAGCAACCCAAGAGGATTGAGGGAGTAAAGGAACTTTGGCAGATGTTCATCAATGACTTTGTGTATGTCTGCGGAAGTCTTGTTGCTACCCTCAACTTCGACTCGTCAACACTACTCTGGAGCATAGCCCATAACACAAGGCTACAGGAGCTACAGGAAATCCAAGAGTATAAATGGAAAAGTGACTCCAAAACCAAGACTATTCCATTTCCTGAAGATGAGTATAGGGAAAGGCTTCAACCTATCGAGTATGGACAGCCTAATGATAGAATGACCACACTGCTACAGACCAGTAGGTCATTTCGGAAGAATCTAGTCCTGACCCACTATCCCACCGATGAGTATGGACAAGTCCCAGACGGCAAAGGTGGATTAACTGACGGAAAAACTGGCAAACAGGTTATAGATGGATTCAAGCACACTGGTAAGCTAAGCGACCTTATTGTATGGACTGAGATTAAGGAGTCGGTATCAGAAGGTGTTAAGAAAAAACGACCTATCGCCAGAATAACAAAGTGTGGTATTGAGAGGATGGGACTAGATGCAGTCGGGTTAGATATTCCTGCCGCCTTTGAAGGAATCATTAACCTAAGAAACTTAATGGGAGGTTAATATGCCACGCCTTTTTGTAGACGCTAACCCAAGAACAGTTGCTTATGTTATGGACGGAGGAGGCAGTGGTTATCAGAGCCTACCGATTGGTAATACTTCTATGGAGGCTGAGTATATGGCTGTCATCTACGGTCTGAACGAATACTTCCTGAAATGGAACAAAGAACTAGATGCTAGATACAGTGACCTAGACCCAGAAACAGGAGAGTTCGTTGATGGGGTCGGAACTCCAGCTGACCGAACTGTAAGACCATTACCGCCCCCAGTCTTAGTATGTTCTGACAATGAAGTTGTAGTTAAGCAACTAAGTCGCCAGTATCATATCGGGAACAGTAGGCTTAGAAAACTGGCACAACAGATATGGCAGATGACTGAGAATGTTGAAGTCAAGTACGAGTGGATTCCAAGGAAAAGCAACTTGGCAGGGAAGATGCTGAAATGAGAAGACGCTTGTCTGATACGCCTAAGTACCAACCTTGTCCATTATGTAGGAAGAAGTGTAAGAGAACCGATAAGCTCTTAGAAGGAGCCAATTACAGTTGCCCGAACCACAGAATGTTCTTTGTAAGTAGGTATTAAAATGAGTGAACCTAAAGTAAGGAAAAGGTGGTGGTATCATAGACTATTCTTTGCGTTAGGGTACGCAACCTGGTCATTCAAGTATATGATGAGGAAAAACTAAAATGGCAGAACATCATAAGAAGAGTATAGAAGATGAGATAAAGGAACTGCGTGGCATAATATGCTATCACAAGAGTGGACTTCTACGCTACAGTCACGCATATTCTGTCTCTTCTGAATACTTGGAAGGGCAGACGGTAAAATACCTTACAGAACTTCTAGAAATAAAACAAAAGGAGAACTCAAATGAGAGTCAACCAAGAGAATAAGTCAGTAGACATAGAAAGGCGAGATGTGAATTATATTCTCCCTGCCTATGTCCGCCTGTACCTCTTCCAAAGCCAGAACCAAGACCCCGAGAAGATAGTCTTTCCTATGTATAGGTCAGTACCGCACCCTACCAAGCCTGGAGTTGAAATTCCTATCGAGTATATACCTGACGATTCTCCTGTAGCTGTTGAGATTAAAGAGGATGGGCAGAACATTCCAGAACCATCGGTAGAGTCAGAGGCTAAGGCAGATGAAAAAGAGAAAGACTACAATGCTACGAAAGAGAAGATAGCTGAAATGGAGGCTGAGATTGCTAAGGCTCGGAAGGATGAAGTAGCTGAATTAGAGCCACCAGACCAAGGTCTTTCCGATAAGGACCTAGAAGCCCAGAATCTGAGTCCTGCCAGAGCCGCCTTAGCTGAACAAAGAAAGGCAGCTGAATCAAAGCCTGAAAAGCCTGAGTCTGCGATTGCGGGTGAAAGTCCAGACCAGCCTACAGCAGAACGGTTAGCTACCCTTAAGACTCCAAGCATTGTCCTGCCCCCAGGAACACCAACAGACTACGGAGGTAGCCGAGATAAGAAGGATGAAAGGAGAATTGCTAAGGACCTAGCTCCTAGTGTAGACATTAATGAAGATGAGGAGATAGAAGATAAAAGCGGAGTGGTAGAAAGAGCGAAGCAGGGTGATAAGGAGCCATAATGATACTGGT